GCATCATATGTGGCGGTAGTCGGAGACGCCCTACGATCAAGGGCCGTGGTAAACTGAGAATACGAATCCTTGCGGTTCGGCTCTACAGTAATCTTTTCAAGATAGATATGGCCATTGGTACTGGAGCCAAAGTTTCTCCAAATAACCACATACAGTGAGGTCTGCATCCAGACGCATCCAAGGACCTTGGCATTGTGGAATGTCCACTTTGACCACGAAGATTGGATTCGCTCACTGTCAGAGTCATACCACTTATAGATATAAATAGTGCTGGTGTCGCTAGCCGTTAGCGCAGCCAGAACATTGTCGTGGCTGCTAGCGGCGATTGTATAGACATTGCCGGGGATGTACTTTGGAATATGCGAAGAGATGTCTGGGGCAGTCAACTGCTCGCTGTCCGAGGTATTGACAACCATCTGTCGGAATCCCGAGTAATTGCCACGGTCAAAGGCAAAGAAAATCCCATCGTTAACTGGGACTGGGCGGCAGTTCTTCAGAACATCATAATTAGCAACTGGAGTTAGAGTTACGCTAGCGCTGCTGAGAATGCTCTGGCGGGTTGACAGCACAAACTGCACCTTGTCAGAAAACAGAACAAGTCGATCGGCAAATGGAATAGCGTGCCTAAAGATAGTTACAGCGGGATAACTGGAAGAGACATCAATTGGGTCACTGTCCAGCACTTGAGTAACAGTTGTCTTCCAAAAGTTAAAGAATTCACCAGACTCAGTAAGTATCACTGATTCTCCGCTAAGGAATCCAAGCCTACCGCGGAATAGAAAGATATCAGTGATCTTTGATCCAACAAAACTGGGAGTTACATTTGTATTCTCATCTCCGCAAACCCGACCAGTCCATTTTGCATTGCTGTAATCAGCACCCGCTGGAAGACTTCCGGCTGGGCTCAGCGATGGTGGATTGATCCCATCCGCAAGTTTTGCCAAGAATGTTCCATTTGACTGTCGGATTAGGACAATGGGCATCGTGGAATAATCAAAGTCATTCTTGATGTTTGGTCCAGCAGTCTCTTGCCAAATACCCTCTCCAACACCAGAACCAGTATTAGCAATAAACTTTACCCAATAATCATCCACAGTACTGGATGGAAGACCAGCAATCTTAATTAGCATTCCATGCTTTGCAACAGTGGGGAGATCTGAAAATGACTGCACACTATCCTTAACAAGACCAAGACCACTTCCAGCAATACCGTCGCTCACATCCAAGGTAAAGGCAGATGTACTAGAAATATGGATTACATATCCCTTTCTAGTTCGGGTATATCCAGTAGTAGTTCCAAAGTTCGCATTAAGATTTGCAGCAATGAAAGTTGCGTCTCCGGGGTTGATGTTAGTGAAAGACTCACCATCAACTGTTGCAGTTTGAGTAGTATTCAAACTGGTATATGAAGAATTAATAGTACCAGTAATGTTATATTTAATCTGATTTCCACCCTGCTTAACCCAGATCAATGCCTCATTAGCCTGAGAAGAGGATAGAGTTGTGGACATAGCCACAGTCTTATTGATATTGACAATGAAGGTATAGTCACCAATAGAGACACACCTTAGATCAATATTTGGATTTCCACCAGAGCAGTTAATATAAGACTGAGCAGCAGCCCGTCGAGTGGCATCACCGTCCCAATAGACTGTCTGAGGAACACCATAAATGTCGTATACAGACAGTCCACTAGATGATCCACTGAGGATAACAACATATCGCTCTGTATTATCCCCACGGTCAATGCCGTGAATCTTCTTATTTGATACAGCCTGATCGGTCTCAATTCGGCTCAGGTGTTCAGTTGGAGGACGCTTTCCCATACCCTCAACGATCGAACTATAGGCATTCTCCTGAATCTCACACTGGGTGGGGAAGCGAAGATTCGCGGGCTGCTGAGACACACCGTTCAGCAGGTTCGGAATCGGGATATTCAGGAGACTCATGTATTGCCTCAGTACAGGTATGGATACTGGCGATCAATCACACGGAACACATCATAGTTGTCAAAGATCGTGTGGTCTGCGGTCTCTCCCTCATACCGCTTAAGTTGCGTAAGCGCGGTAAGTTCATCTCGGAGGGTGAAGGTATGGTGCTTCTCAGAGCCGATGGCGCGGTCTTGGAAGATCCGCGATGCCCTAATCATGGTGTAGAACCTAGCCGACTGGGGGAGTTCATCCCATTCAAGGGCATAAACCATCTTGGCTTTCAGTTCCTTTTCGAACTGGAAGGTCTTGTTAAGACGATCATATAGACGCTGCCCTCTAACAACAACATCAACATTTGTGTTATTGGGGTATTCCACATCACAAAGAATGGTGTTTGATGGAAGAGTAATTTCTTTGGTTATGGGATCTGGAGTCAGAACAGTGTTCTCATCCGTATTGAAATGCCAGCCGTTGGCCTGAACCGACAGGCTTACCTCATCAAGA